TGACCCCGACACTTGGCGGGGTAGTGATGTAGCTTTTTTATTATGGGGTAGTAATCCGTGGAGTAACCCTATGCAGGCAGGAGATTGGGCTAAAAGAAAAGTAGAACAATTAAATAAAGAAGATAGAAGTTTAAGCGAACGCGCCCCTAGTGAGCCGGCTCCTAAAGAGGATCAAATTAAAGGAAGTAAAAAAAATAAAGAGGGTAGCGCTACGGGTAAAAGTAATAATATTAAATTTAATGAGCGTACGTTAAAAGCTATAAACACAATAGCCAAAGAACATAATGAAAGTGTTTCCGATATGGCTAGTTGGCGTAAATTACGCATACCTACGGCTAAAGCGGTCGTAAGGCGTGGGTTTGGTGCCTATAGTGGCTCGCATAGGCCGGGCGTTAGTAGGCAAGCGTGGGGTTTAGCAAGGCTTAAAGCTTTTAGTTATTTATTAAAAAAAGATAGACCTAAAAACTCTAAGTACGTTGGCGATAATGATTTATTACCGGAAAGCCACCCTAGGTTTAGTGGTAAAGAAGAAAAATCACAAAATTTTTATGACATAAAGCTAGACGCTATGACAGTTACGACTAAAATACTTAATAAACAAAGTAGGATTAATACCGTGAATAAAGAAACTGAAAATCGTAGCTTTACCTTAGCTAACGTAGAGATAAGAGAAAAAACCGACGGCGAGTTAACTTATAACTTTAGCGGTTACGCAAGCGTATTTGACAAGCCTTACGGCGTAAGAGATAGTAAAGGCGCTTATACTGAAACAATAAAACCCGGAGCATTTAAAAAGACACTACAAGAGCAGGACGACGTTAGGTTTTTAGTAAACCACGACGGTATTCCTTTAGCTCGTAGCTCTAGCGGTACTTTAAGTTTAGAAGAAGATGATTACGGTCTATACGTAGAGGCTGAATTAGATCCTAACAACCCTACGGTTGCCGAAGTTGCTAGCGCTATGAAACGCGGGGACTTAGATCAAATGAGTTTTGCATTCGCAGCCGTGCGTGACGATTTTAACGGCGAAGTTAGAGATGTTCAAGAAGTAAGACTATTCGACGTAAGCGTAGTAACTTACCCGGCTAACAGTTGGGCGGGAGCAAATTTACGCGGAGTAGATTTAGGAGAATATCAAAAAGAATTAGTTGAGGCTCGTAATGGAGATAGAGCTATTGAAGTTTTAGAACAGATAATTAACAAGCTAGAAAAAGAAAGCGAATTAAATATACGTTCTGAAAGTAATCCGGATATAGAAATCTTAAAAATTAAGATGAAAAGAAACGGGTTATTAAAAGACGTAACGCCGGAAGATTAACTTCCACCTTACGTATTGTAAATAACTAAAAGGATAAATTAATGAAACAATTAATAGAAGAAAGAGACGCAAAAACTCTTGAACTTAATGGTTTAGTTACTGAAATGGACGATATGGAAAAAGGCGAAGAATTAGACGGCAAAATTGTTAGATCTAACGAGCTTTTAGAAGAAATCAAAGTTTTAGACGGACAGATTGAGGCACAAGAAGAAGTGCGTAAAAACCTTAAAGAAGTAGAGGAAAGCAGAAAATCTTTAGATATTAAAGAAGAAGATATTTCTGAAACCCGCGCTGAAGTTAAGGAGCCGGATCTTTACAGAGAAGGCGGAGAGCACAATTTTATTAAAGACGCTTATAGTTCACGTAAAGGTGACTACAAAGCATCGGAAAGAATTAATTCTCACCAAGAATATGAAGCAAGAGATATTGGAACGGGAGCCTTTACCGGCTTAGTAGTTCCTCAATACTTGTTAGATATGTACGCTCCTATTGCAAGAGCAGGATCCGCGTTTTATAATGCGGCCTCCAAAGAGCAGTTGCCTCAATTCGGAAACCAAATAGAAGTTTCTAGAATTACAACAGGATCAACAACAGCTCCTCAAGCAACAGAAAACGCAGCGGTATCTGAAACAGATATTGATGACACTTTATTGACTGTACCGGTTAACACAATCGCAGGTCAACAAGATGTTTCAAGACAGGCTCTTGAAAGAGGTGGCGGAAGTGGATTCTCATTAGAGAATGTAATTTTTCAAGATCTACTTTCTGCTTATTACACTACATTAGACCAACAAATGTGGACAGGAACAGGCGCTAACGGACAGCACACAGGAATGATCCAAGTCGCGGGAATCGGAGCTATCTCTTATACAGACGCTAGCCCAACCGTAGCTGAGGCATTTCCTAAACTAGCTAACGCAGTACAAACTGTTAACTCAAACAGATTTGCACCTGCTACCGCTATTTTTATGCACCCTAGACGTTGGGGTTTCTTTACCGCAGGAGTTGACGGTAATAGTAGACCATTAGTATTACCGCAAGGTAATAACCCGGACAACGCAGTCGGCGTTGGTGAGGCTGCCGCTTACGGAAACGTAGTCGGTACTTTACTAGGCCTACCCGTTATTACAGACGCAAACGTTCAAACAAACGGTGGCGCCGGTGGTAATGAGGATCTAGTTTGGGCAATCAAAATGGACGACCTCAAAGTATTTGAGGACGGAGTTATGCAACTCAAATTTGAGGAAACTAACGCAGGTAACCTAACTACAAAAATGGTAGTTTATGGATATTCCGCGTTTGCCTCCGGTCGATACCCAGCGGGAGCAGCTTATGTTTCCGGAACAGGTTTCGTTCCACCTACTTTCTAATTAGAAGTAGATAAATTAGATTGGTGTTAGTGTCCGGCAACGGACACTTACACCGTATAGAAAGAAAAAATGAGTAATAAAGAAATAATAAAAGCATTAAAAGAAGAATTAAAACATTACGAAATTTACGGAAAGGCAAAACGTGCAGAAGAAGTTAAAAAAGCTATTAAAGACTTGGGTGGTAAAATTGAAACTGCTAGTAAGAAACCTAAAACCGAAAAAAAAGTAGTAAAGAAGTAATTATGCCCAAAGGTGTAGGTTACGGTAAAACAAATAAAATGAAAGGTCGTAAGTCTAAAGGCCGTAAAGGAAAATAATTTATGGCTATAGTTAACGGGTACATAACCCAAAACGATCTCAAAACTTTTGTTGGTATACCCACGGGCGATAGCGTTGACGACGATCTATTAGATAACGCTATTAACGGAGCTAGTAGACAAATAGACGCATTTTGCGGTCGTAAGTTTTACGCGGACGCTAACGCTACCTCTAGAGAATATTTCACACGAGATTATTACAGGCTATACGTTGATGACATTTCAACTACTACCGGTCTAGTAATTAAATACGACGATAACGACGACGGTACATACGAAACAACAGTACCCGACACAGAATACAAACTTTTACCCCTTAACGGTGTAGTAGACGGTATAGAGGGGAGCCCGTTTTACATTATACAATTACTAAGTGACGGTGAATACGAATGGCCTAGAAGTGTAACTAGTAACAGGCCGTACGCTGAAGTAACCGCTAAATGGGGTTACGCGGCAACGCCGGAGCCTATAAAATACGCTTGTAAAATGCTAGCTAGTGAATTGTTTGCGATGAGAAATGCGCCTTTAGGTGTAGCGGGTGTAGGCGACTTTGGTGTAGTTAACGTACAACAAAATAGAGAAGTTACCCGTTTATTATTACCATTTAGAAAGGGTAGCGTTTTAGGTGTCGCTTAATGGCTAGTTTACAACAGATACGCGACGGTTTAAAAACAACTTTAGAAAATAATATTACAGGTTTACGGGTTTACGATATTGTTCCGGATTACTCAATTAACTTTCCGGTAGCTATTGTTTTACCTACTTCAATTACTTTTGGTTTAGCTATGCAAAGAGGAACAGATCTTTACAATTTTGATATTTTAGTAGCGGTACAACGAGGCGAAAGCCGTACGGCACAGGACGCACTAGATTTATATATTACAGGAGCCGGAAGTAGCTCTTTAAGGCAGGCTATATTTAATAATAGAACATTAGGTTTAAGCGATACCGATGCTAGTGTAACCGGGGTAAGTAATTACGCCGGTGACGTTAACCTTAACGGGATAGACGCTATCGGAGCAAACATAAGTTTAGAAGTTTATACTAAAGGAACAAGTTAATGCCGAAATTTAAAATAATAGGAACTAAACAAATAGACGATAAAGACCCCGGATCTACTATTGAGTTAACAGACTTAAACAAGATATTAACATTAACTAAGGCCGGGCATATAGAGGCCGTAACTAAAAAAGATGTAAACAAAAAAGCTAAAAAAGAAATTAAAAAAATTATAAAGGATAATAAGTAATGGCTAAATATGTATTTACGGACGGTAAGTTATTTTTAGGTGGTTACGATCTAAGCTCACATACTAACTCGGTTACTTTAGATATTACCGCCGAAGAACTTGACGCTACGACAATAAATAGCGGTGGGTTTAGGGAATTATTAGGTGGTTTAAAAGACAGTAGCCTTAACGTAGACGGTTTTTTTGAGGCCGGGGTAGAAAAACCCGACGCATTATTAGGCGCTAGCGTGGGTAATGAAATTATAGTTAGCGTAGTACCGGACGCCGGGGTAGGCAATACCGCCTACTTTTTAAAATCAAAATTATTTAGTTATAATATCTTAGGTAGCGTAGGCGACATAGCGCCTTTTACATTAAGTAAAAGTAACTCCACCGATGCAGTTGTAAGGGGTACTATACAATTAGACGGTGACATTACGGCAACGGGTAATAGCGCGGGCGTACAATTAGGAGCGGTCGGAGCTACAGAAAACCTTTATGCCGTAGTACATTGTTACGGGGTAAGCGGTACAAGTACCCCTACTATTACGTTTAAATTACAATCCGATGACAATAGTGATTTTACAAGCCCTACAGATAGAGCAACCTTTACAAGTATTACCGCTATTAATAGCGAGATCAAAAAAGTTGCAGGCGCTATAACCGATACACATTTTAGATTAAATTATACTGTTAGCGGTACTAATCCCTCTTTATCTATCCACGCGGCAATCGGCATAGCCTAAACGCAAAAACAGGGCATTTTAAAGCGATCTGCCGGCCGTAAATTTGTAACCTTAGTAACTTAGCCTACCTATTAAATTTAAAAAAAAACTCTAAGAAACCCAATAAAAACCGACATATTTTACCTAAGTAGTATATAATTAACTTATAAAAACAATTACTAGGGAGTAAAAATGACACTAAATAAAATAGAAACTAAAGCGGTAAAATTTATAGCTTTAGACACTAACCTAAACTCTAATACTAAAAGTATTACGCTATTAGAAGTTTTAGATCAAAACAATATCAACACAAAGCTAGTTAATACCGTAAAAGTTAGATTAGCTTTAAAACAAATAGAAAACAGTTACTAGGAGGTAAATAATGGCGTTAAGTAGAAAATATTATGTATTAATAGCCGAAGAAATAAACGAACTGTATAAATTAAAAGAGGGGCAACAAAGCGCTACCTTTACATTAGATCAATTAATGAATAATTTAGCTACTAGATTTGAAGAAGATAATGCTAATTTTGATTATAATAAATTTCTTCAAGCTTGTTTAAAATCGTAAATTAACTCCCTAGTTAATTACGTACGGAAAAACCCGGGTTTATATGTAGCCCGGGTTTTTTTAATATGTCATACTACGCTCGTTTAGATCAATAGGACTTAAAATTATTTTATAAGAAAAGGAGATAGAATTGGCAAAGTTTGTATTAAATAACGCAAGCCTAGTTTTGAATAGTGTAAACCTTTCAGATCATATAGCTAGCGTTACTTTAGATATTACGGCGGACGAAATAGAAGAAACTGCATTCGGTCAAACTTTTAAGAGTAGATTAGGCGGTCTTAAGGACGGTACTTTAAGTATTGATTTCCAACAAGACTTCGCCTCTAGTGAAGTAGACGTAACATTGTTTCCACTTTTGGGAACTGTTACTACTTTTGTCTTAAAAGCTGACGCGGGATCTGTTAGCGCAACTAACCCTAGTTATTCCGGAAGTGTTTTGGTAAACCAACACCAACCGGTGGCTAATGGTGTAGGAGAGTTAGCAAGTTTTTCTGTTAGTTTTCCAACTAGCGGCACAATAACAAGAGCGACTTCTTAGTATGGCTACTATACAGGGGTTACACCAACTCACGCTTGTATTAGATGACAATACTAAAAAGGAAGTAACGTTAAGGCCGATAGATTTTGTAGCTTTAGAACGTAAGTTTGGACAACGTCCGGCAAGCGAGTTAGAAAATCTTAGTTTTGAGGAATTAATGTATTTATGTTGGAACGCTAGTAAGCGTACCGGCGTAACCGATGATTTTGATAAATGGCTAAATACCGTCGCTACTATAGACGGTTTAGGTGGCGAAGACCCGGAGTAACCGGTGGCTATTACTTAGAACTAATAGCCGACATAAGTTTGGCCGCCGGGTTAAACCCAACAGAAGTAGCGGAGTTACCGTTACCGATGTTTTTAGCGTTACAAAATTCACTCCAAAAACGAGCGGAAGAAAATAAATAATGGCTACTATACAGAAAAAACAATCTAAAAGCGGTATAGCCGTAGACGGTTTAAACGATGTTATAAAAGGTTTAAACGGTTTAGCGGAGGGTAAAGCCGTTAAAAAAGAATTACGTGGCTACCATAAAGAAATTGCCCAACAGGTACAATCCGTAGCTCGTACAGAGGCATTAAAGCAAAGCGTAAACGGTAGACCCGTACCTAAAAGATCTAAAGGCGCTAAAGGTTACGTAGGTGGCGGTACCGATAGATTAGCTTTTTTAGACATACGTAAGACTAATAAATTTGTAAGAAACTTAGAGTTTGGTCGTAGGTATCAATTTTTAAATTTTTATAGTAGCCAACAGGGTAAAGGGGCTAATAGCGATAGAAACTTTAACGGTATCTTTTTTCCTGCTAGTGAACTTAAAAGGCGGGTATATAAAAAGTGGCAAGGCGATGTTTGGAAATCTAATGATAGTTTTCCGGAGGGCGCTAAATATTACGGGTATGTAGCGGAAAAAACTATAGCTAAAGCCGTACCTAAAATTACCGAAAACTATGCCGAAGAAATGTTTGATCTAATTAAAAAAACGATAAAGGAAAATAAATAATGGCGGGCGAGAGTACAAAAACGTTACGGTTTGAATTTTTAGCAGATACTAAAAAGTTTTTAGGCAACGTAGGTAAAGTAGGTAAAAAGTTTTCCGACGTAGGCACCCAAATGAAATCGTCCGGGGATAAAATAAATAAAGTTTTTGCCGGTATAGGCGTTGCGGCCGGAGCCGTAGCTACTAAGTCATTAGGTGCTTTTAGAGATTTTGAAACGGGTATGAATGAAGTTTTTACACTTTTACCCGGTACAACCCAAGAGGCTTTTGATAAAATAAATACAGATGTTTTAAAATTAGCTAAAGAAATAGGTAAGCTACCCGAAGATATAATCCCGGCATTATACGATTCACTTTCCGCCGGTGTACCTCCCGACAATGTTTTTGCTTTTTTAGAAACCGCTAATAAATTAGCCGTAGGCGGTGCTACTGAATTAGGTATAGCAGTAGACGGTTTAACTACCGTAGTAAATGCTTTTGGTAGCGATGTAATTAGCGTAGGCGAGGCCTCCGATATAATCTTTACCGCAGTTAAAGGTGGTAAAACAACGGTAGAACAATTATCTAAAGCTATGTTCAACGTCGCTCCTATTGCCGCGTCTATGGGTATAGAGTTTGGTAACGTAACTGCCGCAGTTGCTACATTAACCGCATCGGGTACACCTACTAGCGTCGCTATGACACAAATAAGAGCTGCTTTATCCGAACTAGCTAAACCTACTAGCAAAGTATCTAAACTTTTTACAGAACTAACCGGTAAAAGTTTTGAGGAATTTATAGCTAGCGGTGGCGATATGAAAGAGGGTTTTGATCTTATCAAAGCCGGAGCGGAAAAAAACGGTAAACCATTAGCGGAATACGTAGGGTCGGTAGAGGCTTTAGGAGCTATACAAACTTTAACCGGTAAGGGTAGCGAAAAATTTGCTAACGAAATAATTGCTGCCGCTAATTCTGTAGGAGCTACCGATGAGGCATTTGCCCAAGGCTCTAAAGGTATAGGATTAGTTTTAGAAAAACTACAAGCTGCTTTTAGTGTTTTACAAATAGAAATCGGTCAAAAATTAGCGCCGTTACTTATTGAGGCTATAGATAGAATACAAGCTAAATTTAAAGAGATACAACCCGGCTTGCAGGCTTTTGTAGATAACGTAAAAAGTTTTTTTGCTAGTGATGTAGTTAGATCTACTATAAATAAACTTACTGACGCTTTTAAGGGCTTACAAAAAAGATTGGCTCCCGTAGTAGATAAAATTAGCGAGTTTTTTAAAGCTAACCCTAAAGTTGCTTTTACGGGCTTAGCGGTCGTTATAGGCGGTATTTTATTAGCTAGCGTAATATCTATAGCTAGCGCGTTTGCGGCTCTATTTAGCCCCGTTACGCTCATAATAGGTGCTATAGCTGGCCTTGCCGCGGGCTTTAGGTTTGCTTTTGATAATGTTGAGGTTTTTAGAAATTTTGTGACTAATAGCATAAATTTTTTAAAAAACTTATTTACTAATTTTATTAGCTTTTTTAAGGGCGACGGATTTGTTAACTCATTTAATACCGGTTTAGATTTTGTAAAAGATCAATTTAATAATCTTAAAGAAGTTTTTAGTGGTGTAGTTAAATTTATTAGCGGACTTTTTAGTGGCGATGTAAATTTAGCGGTAGAGGGTTTAAAAAATATATTTAACGGCTTACTAAACTTTTTTAATAAAAATTGGGATCTTTTAGGCACATTAAAAGATGTTTTTATGAACGCTTTAACAAAAACTAAAGATTTTTTAGTTCCTAAATTAAAAGAATTTGGAAACAATTTTGTAGAAACTATTACAACAGTTATAAAAACCGGCGCGGGTGTTGTAATGGAGGGAGTAAAGTTTGTATTTAATAAAGTTATAGATAAAATAAACGGCTTTATAAATGACCTAAACAACGGTTTAGGGTTTAGTTTTTTTGGTATAGATATTAACCCACCCGACTTACCTAATATACCGAGATTGGCCAAAGGTGGAATTGTTAAGGATACGACTTTAGCTATGATTGGCGAAGACGGACCCGAAGCGGTTATACCTTTACCCTCGGGGGTTGGCGGGGGTAATGGCCTAGGCGGTGACGTTTACAACATAAGCATAAACGCGGGCTTAGGTACAGACGGCGCAGACGTAGGGCGTCAAATAATTGAACAAATAGAAAAATATAATAGACGTAATTTAAGGATAGTTTAAAATGGCGCAACCTACGGTACGCGTTAGATTAGGATTTACGCCCGATACCTTTACCTTAGACGATTTAGTTAGAGGCGTATTAGATACCGGGCAATTAGGCGGGGCTACAACCCTAACAGATGTTACCAACGACGTACAGAATATAGCCATTAGCCGTGGTAGATCTAAAGACCTAGATAGTTTTTTTACAGGTAGTTGTGCTATAAAATTATTAAATAACGCCCGTAAGTACGAAAATACGAATACGGCTAGCCCTTACTACCCCGGTATAGAGCCATTCATAATTATGCACGTAGACGCTACAACGGACGGCGGTAGTAATTATGAGGATTTATTTGTTGGTTTTGTAGCAGATATAAGCATAAATTATCCGGATAGTAATAACTCTTTTGCTACTTTTACAGGTTTTGACGCTTTTATGAAAATTAACAATACTGAATTAATAAACCAATCTTTTAGTAGTACAGATAGCGGTGCTTTAATAAATGAAGTTTTAAATAACAATAGCGTTAAATTTAGTACAAGTAATAGAGATATAGAAACCGGTATTAGTACAATGCAGGCTATTAGCGGGCTAACCGAAAATACTTTAAGTTTATTACAACGTATAGAACAAAGTGAAAACGGTTTACTATTTATGAGTAAAAGCGGTAAATTAACATTTAAAAACAGGCATACGACTTTTCCTAGTAGCGCTAGTAAAGTTTTTAGCGATGACGGAAGTGATATAGCTTACGTAAGCGTAGATTATATAACAGATGACAACGAGATATTTAATATAGTAAACCTTACGCGTACCGGCGGGTCTACACAAACACAAGTAGACGTTGGTAGTCAATTAAAATATTTAATACGTACCTTAACTCGTACTTCTTTATTAAATAATAATGATACAGAAGTTAATTCCGCGGCACAATTTTTATTAGGTAAGTTTAAAGACGCGTTATTACGTTTTGATAATTTAGAAGTAAATGTAAATGATCTAAGTACAGGTAACCAAAATTTAGTATTAGCAAGCGAAGTCGGAGATATTGTAAGTATTGAGTTAAGCCCGCCGGGTACCGGTAGCCCTAGCCAAATAACTAGTTTAGAAACTTTAGACAGTATATCTTATAACATAACTCCCGATACTTTTAAGGTAGGTTATAAGTTAAGTAGCGCTAACCAACAAGCATTTTTGAGACTAAATAACAATTTATTTGGTATATTAGATACGGATAAATTAGGTTATTAAATGTCATACACCAACGTATTAAGTACAGAAAGGATAAACTAAAAATATGGCTAACGGATTTAAAGTATTTTCAACAGGTGAAGTATTAACGGCCGCAGATGTAAATGACTACTTAATGGAGCAATCTATTGGTATTTTTGCAAACTCTACGGCAAGGGACGCACAAATAACAAGTCCCATAGAGGGTCAATTTTGCTATTTATCGGATAGCAACGTTTTACAATTTTATAACGGAGCAAGTTGGGCGTCTTTCATCGGCGACGGAGATATTACCGGGGTAACAATTACTACGGCAGGTACTTCCGGACTAAATGGAGGGGCTACAGCTACCTCGGGGGCTTTTTCTTCAACTTTAGTTATAGCGCCTAATAGCGCAACTTCAGCAACAGTAGCCTCGGCGGATATAGTTTTAATTGGTGACGCTGACGATAGTAACGCCGTAAAAAAAACAACCGTAGCAGATATAGTAGCCCTAGCACCGTCCGGCGTATCTTTAGGTCTAGTATTAGCGTTATCATAAGAAAGGAATAGAAATTGGCAGACACATTACATTCGGTACAAGGTGTTTTGGGAACTTCGACGGCAGATATTGTTGACGCGGTACCTTCATCTACTACTGAAACAGTTATTGGAATTTTAGTTTCTAACGTTAGCGGATCAAGTGCTGACGTGACAATAGATCTAAGCGTAATAAAATCGGGTGGTACACTACGACACGTTTTAAATAATGTTAGCTTACCGTTTGGTACGACTATAGAAATTACGACAAAAATTGTTTTAGAAACCGGCGATAAATTACAAGGTTTATGCTCGGCGGCCTCTAGTGGTGAATATAACGTTTCATTTTTACGACAAACTTAGTAGGGTAAATTATGCCTTATTTAGGAACGCAACCAAATGATGTTAAACAGAATACAGGTTTATATACACCTAGTGAAATACTGCAATTAGAAAAAGATGGTCATTGGGGTGGCTCATTAGAACTTATTGAAGAACAAACTGTAAGTGGTAGTCCTACAACTATTGATTTTACTTCTATAAAAGAAAATGTATATGATGTTATGTTTTTATCTATTGAAAATATGGTACATAGTGGCTCTACTGCAAATGTAGGAATAAGATTTTATGAAAGTGGAGTATTAGAAACTTCAAGTGTTTATCAATATGCACAACAAAGAGGAACAACAGGTGGAACTTTTAGTGATGCTGATAAAAGTACAGGTGCTAGTTATATGCTGATTACACCCTATTCTATGAATGGTGGTGCAGGAAGTTATAATGTTTACTGTTATTTTTACAATCTAGGTAATGCAAGTAAATATAGTTTTATAAATTATCACAGTTTTGTAGAAGCAACTTCAACAGGTTTTGGTTTTGGTGGTGGTGTGTTGCCACAAGCAAGTACAGTTGATGGAATACAAATTTATACTTTTGGCAGAACTTTAACAAGTGGAACTATGAAAATTTTTGGTATCAAACAATGAGTAACCTAAGATTAATTAATGAAACTACTGTAACAAGTGCAAATAATATTTCTGTTACAGATGTTTTTTCAGCAGATTTTGATATTTATAATGTAACAGTTTCAAATCTTAGTTCAGATAGTACTTCACACAGTAATGCTTATGTTAGATTAGTGAACTCTAGTGGCAGTTTAGTTACTGCAAGTAATTATGATTTTGCAAGAATGGATTTAGGTGCAGAAGTATCTTCTTTTGGAGAACTAAGAGGAA